TTCACCAGTGATGTTGTGCGTAGTACGACAGAAGTTGGTGGAAGAATTGCAGCAACTAAAATTTTGGGATCAGTTGTTCAAACCGTGTTGTAGTTGCCAATTTCTATAGGTTGTTTGCTGTTTGTCCGATGATGTATAGTGGTATTAGCCTTTAGGAAGGAAATATTGGTTTCAATGCGTTTTAATACAATGGGGCTGAGCCTCAAAGATGTTTTGCTTTTTACCGCTTTACAGGCTGGGCCGGTATGTGGTGGTGATGGCGAGAATGAGCATGAGAACGAGAATGAGAATGAGAACGAGAATGAGAATGATGGACCAGCATCAAAAAGAATTGCAGCACTAAAGGAAGAAAAAGAGCGACATTACAGAATTAGAAAAGAAGCAGAAAGTAAGGCACTTGCTGCTCAGACTGAGTTAGAAAAATTGCTTCAATGGAAAAAAGATTTGGAAGACAAAGACAAAAGTGAGTCTGAAAGACTACAGATTCAAATTGCTGAACGTGAAAAAGCTCAAGCTGAGCTTGAGTCTAAATACACTAGAACGTTGTTGGAGAATGCTTTCTATCGGGTGTCCGATATTGATTGGCACAATCCAAAAAGAGTTTTCGGCATGCTAGATCTTTCCGACGTTTCTGTTAAAGATGGAAATGTTGATGAAAAAGCATTGAAACAAAAGCTAGACGATATTGCAAAACAAGAACCGTATCTGGTTAAAAGTAACAGTGGTAAAAAGTTACCTAAAACAGGTAACCCACCAAAAGATGAAGGTTCAGGTAAAGACAAATCTAGTCCTACTATCGAGAATTTGGCCAAGAAGTATCCGTCTTTGCGTGGCCGTTTAAAAAAATAAGTAACGCTTAATGCGGTCACCAATAACAAAAGAGGTTCGTATGAGAGTGGATCAAACCAACTCTGCTATTGGAGTGGTTAGGGGAACTCTTGGTTTTGATATTGAAACCGCAGAGTATGACACCGTGATCGGCGTCGGAATTGACGCCGATGGTCTAGTGCAAAAGGGTGCGTCTCGCACCGGAATCATTGGTGTAATTATCCCCACTAAGATTGCACGTAATATTGGTGACCGGTGCGACGTTTTTAAGATTGCTCAAGTTCTTGCAGATCCTGGTGATGTAACAGATTTGGGTTTGTTGGCTGGAACCCCGATGTATGTTGATGACATTACCGGGGTTCTTACAGTTACCGATACCGGTGCTACGCGTATTGGATATACGGTAGAGGAAGATCGCCTCATTGTTCATATGGGTGGAGAGGGACTGGTGGTTAGCTAATGAAAACCTCTGTGCTCAGCAAAAGCAATATGTTCCTTCCTGCTGGTGTGTACAACCCACGGACCATCAAGGGAATGGAGAAGGTCGATCTTTCTTCGCTAGGGATTTTTTCTGATATTTCTGGATCTGATACTGATAGGCGGCAAGGGTATAATGCCGCTGGTGATTTGGTTTATCAGACCTCTGATGGTTTTGATCTAAATGTTTTGTGGGATGAATTTCAGGCCGCTGTAGCAGCAATGAATGCTGAACGTCAACCAATTATTGATCTGCTTACGTTTCCTGTAAATGATCCAATTGAGCGTGTTCCGCAGATTTCTAGTGTGGAGTTTGAGGAAGCATCCGAGTACGGTGAGCCACGTGGATATCGGCCGGCCGCTTCTTACTTTACTCTAGGATATGGATTTAAATTCTATGATCTAGCGAACCGTTTTACGTGGAAATTCCTGGCGGATGCACCAGCTTCGCAAATTGAAGCTACAGCGGCCATGGCCATGGAGGCCGATAACCGGCTGGTCTTCCGGGAGGTTATGAGCGCTCTTTATAATTCCACGAACCGTACGGCTGATATTATGGGGCAGGCTGTAAATATTTATGCTCTGTATAATGCCGACGGTACTGTTCCGCCACAATACAAGAGTAATACTTTTGATGGAACCCATACGCATTATCTTACTTCCGGGGCTGCTACTGTAGTTTCAGAAGATCTAGATGATATGTATGAGCATGTTCGTCATCACGGTTATTCTATGGAAAACGGCGTTCAACACGTTCTTGTTGTGAATACTGCGGAAGCTAAAGTAATTCGTACTTTCAGGGTTGCTAGTGGAGATCAGTACGATTTTATTCCAGCGGCTGGACAACCGGGGCAATTCCTTGACACTGGTTCTGTTTTGTTCGGTGCGATTCAGCCTGGAAATAATCTAGGTGGCCTTACGGTTATTGGTAAGTATGGCCCGATGATTATTATTGAAGATGACTTGTTTCCAGCTTCGTACATGTCTTTGATCGGGACTGGTGGTCTGGCAAATCTGAATAATCCTGTTGGTTTCAGGGAACACAGTAATGCGTCTTTGCGTGGATTGAAATTGATTAAGGGTCGAGACGATTCCTACCCCTTGATTGATAGCTATTATGCCCGTGGGTTTGGAACCGGTATTAGGCATCGAGGTGGAGCCGTTGTTATGAGAGTTTCTGCATCGGCAACGTATACTGCACCTTCGTTTAGTTAATTAAATATCGGTTTCTGTTGGACGGATATGGGGTTCTAATTCGACCCCAGTAGAGCCCCATATCCTTTTTTTTAGAAAGATGGTTTAATGTCTAGGAAAATTAATTTTACTGAACCACTCAATATTGAAGATCTTTTTTACGTTCAGCAAAGGCCATGGCTTATTGCAGTAGCAAAAAGATGTAATGTTCTAGATAAATCTTTTGATGTTTCAACAGAAATTGATAGATTTTTTGCTAAAAAAGAAAATCGACCGGTAAAAGGTCATGAACCTAGTGAATTGCCAGATATTCCAAAATCCATTCTTTCTGATGAACCGGAAGATGTTGACGAGGATGACGATGACCCGGCGTATGAACAATGGGGGATTGCGGACCTAAAGGCTGAAATGAGAGAACGTGGTCTTCCGTATCCAGCAAAGTCAAGTGAGGCTGACTTGGCTGCAAAACTTAGAAAAGATGATGGAAATTAAAAGAATAGGAAAACTAAATGGACCGGCACATGTTTATTAGCATGATGCCGGTTCATTTTTTTATTTAAGGATACTGATTATTATGGTTCTTACGGCTCTTGAAAAACTAAAATTGGTTTTACCTAGTGATCACGGTTTATCAGACGATGAACTTGAAGCTATCATTCTTGAGAGTGATTCATTTGAAAGTTCGGCAGCTTTAGTTTGGGAGTCAATTTCTGCTAAAAAATCAACTTTAGTCGATGTTGAAGAATCTGGTTCTAGAAGATCCATGAGTCAAGCAGCAATCAGAGCTAACGCTCAAGCAGTCTATTGGAGGGGAAGAGGTGTAGGTCTGTCTGGAACCACTACAGGTGGAACTACCGGAAAAATCGTTAGGGGGTAAAGAAGAAATGATGAGTCCAGAAGAATTAGAGTATCAAACAGAGCAAACCAGAAGTTTTATTAATGCTGATTCAGTAGAACTAGTATTGGTAGGAATGAGTACCGAATCTGATGGTCGTGGTGGCAGTAAAAGAATTTGGAATCCAACAACTGGATCAAGGACTGTTCAAAAATTTAGATTGATTCCTAGATCTACAAGAAATGACAAGGTGGATCAAGCAGTAGCATCAGACGGAAGAATATTTAATGTTGAATTTGTTTTACTTGGTATGCCAGATTCAGTAATGGTTCAATTTGATCGTTTTATTTATTTTGAATCTTTATTTGAATTGGCAGTAGTTCATTTTAGGCCATACGGATATCAGAAAAAAAGCGATGTGATTAAAGTTGAGTAGATCAAATGATCTAATTGATTTTTCTTCCGGAGCAATTAAATTCGTGCTCGATGGAAGAAACATGAGACAAAGGATTGATGATGGTCCTGAAAGAGTAAAAAGAGCGGCGTGGGTTACTGCACAAAGTATGGCGCCAGAAGTAGAAAATTATATGAAAATAAACGCACCTTGGGTAGACAGAACAGGAAATGCAAGAAATGGTTTGGCAGCGGTCGCATACCGAGAGGGTAATGACATTGGAATAACTTTATATGGTCAAGTTGATTATCAAGTTTGGTTAGAAACTAGATTTGAAGGGAGATATGCAATTATTCAACCAACGATTGATGAGATGAGCCCAGTGGTAATGAAAAGATATTCTAGGCTTATGGATCGGATGTAAAAATGAAAACGATCCTATTCAGCGAGTTGGTTTCCGATGGTGTATTATTGGCATATATCCCGGTTACAAGATGGTTTTCAATCAACAATGTTCCATCAAATCCAAAAAAGCCGTTCGCAGTAATCAAATGGACCGGAACTAACAATGGAATCCCACAATCAAATAATGGCGTTCAGGGTGTTCAAATATGGGTTCATGGTGAAGAAGGATCGTATGCAGTTATTGATATAATTATTGAAAGAACAAAATATGTTATTCAAGAAATAAAAGATTCAAAGGCGGAAAAAGGTTCCGGAATTATCGCTTGCACTAGGTGGAATAATGACAGTGGTGAGCTTTTAGATTTGGATAGAAGAACAAATGTAAGATACACACAATGGCAAATTATAGGGAGATAAAGTGAGCAAGTATTCCATCATTGTATATAAGATTCAAATTCCAGGCGTTATTAGAAAATTGACGATAGAAGATCAGAATCACTTGGTTGGTGGCGCTCCATTAGCTAAAAAAGAATTGATTTGGGGTAGCGAAAATCTATGGCAAATGTATTGTGATGATTCAGTTCATCCAGCAATTGTAAATGCAGTTGGAGCATTGAAAGATTTTGATGTTATCGAAATTGATAATGATTATGATGATGAGGTAAATATTCAAAACGATGAAGAAGAAATTGTTTCCGAAAATTCTTTCAGGATTTAATTAAATGAACAAGAGGGAGCACTAATGGATAACAAAGATATTGAAAATAGATTTTCTTTTCACCCAGCTGATTCTGAATTTAAGGAACAAGCACATAAAATTGTAAGAAATACGCTTAAAGAAATTGCTCTTTATCTAAATCAAATCATTCCGGATGGCAGAGAAAAAGGTCTTTGCATAACGCATCTTGAGGAATCAATGTATTGGGCGAATGCAGCAATTGCGAGAGATACAAATAGTTGATAAGTAAATCAGAGAAAGAAACTATTGAATTAAGGTGTGACAATTGCATTTTATTCGGGGTCCTTGATGTTGAAAGAAAAGTAATTGAATTCAAGTGCAGATCAAAACGATGCGGTTCTGGACCCGGAATAATAGTAATTCATCGTTTTGATTTAACAAATGGAAAACTTTTAAAAACATATGTTTTTAAAGATCCTATTAGAAAAGGTTAAAAAAAATGACTACTGCTCTTCCATATGGTCTGCGAGACGTCAAGCTATGGCCTTTGAATGCTGCCACTGGCGGTTTGGGTACGGTTGTAGATCTTCCATATATGCAAACTTTTAGCTTTTCAGAAGCAGAGGAATATTCAGAGCTAAGGGGTGACGATAGTCTTGTCGCTACCCGGGGACGTGGCGCAAATATTGAATGGGAGCTTGAATCTGGTGGTATTTCACTAGAGGCATATGTTTGTATTAACGGTGGATCTCTTGTTATCACAGGAACAGGAATTACTGAGGTAAAGACGTATCATAAACGAAGCACAGATTCTCGACCTAATTTCAGGGTCGAAGGTCAAGCAATGTCTGAGTCTGGTGGAGATTTCCACGTTGTAATTTATAATTGCAAGGCTAATGACGCTCTTGAAGGTGAATTGGCTGATGGTGAGTTCTGGATTAGTACTGCCAGCGGCGTTGGTATGCCGCTAGGCGATGATAATGACTTGTATGAATTTATTCAGAACGCAACGTCTAGTGCCATTGATGCCACTCCTGATTCGTGATTTAAAAGTTTGATCATATAATTGAATATTAATTCATAACAGGAGCACAAAGAAAAAGGATGCCAATCATGAATGAGAATCAAGAAATCATTACGCCTACCTCTGTCAATGAATGGCGTAAGAAGAGCACTGTAGGAAAAGTTTTTACTATTGAGTTGCCGTCTGGAAATGTCGCCAAAGTTACTCGTCCTGGTTTAGAAATGCTCATTTCAGGTGGGGTAATGCCAGATAGCTTGCTTCAAATTGCTCAAGGTGCAGTAGAAAAAGGTGCTGGAAAGCGAGTTAAAATTCAGCATTTGGATGATGATAAAGCAAGAGATATTGCAGAAAATCCAGAATTGTGGAGCGAAATGATTGACTCTGTTGATCAAATCGTTTCACATGTTTTTGTTGATCCAAAAGTTAAATATGCCAAGCAAAAGACAACTGAAAAACGTCCTAATGGAAAAACTATTGTTACTTTAATTCCTCTTGAAGAAAGAGATCCTAATTATCTTTATACTGATGAACTAGAACTGGATGATAAGTTTTTCGTTTTCTCGTTTATTAGTGGTGATTCCGCTGATCTGAAAAGCTTTCGTGACAAACTCCGGGGAAATGTGGAATCTATTTCAGATGGCAGTGAAGTTTCACCAGTTGCCGAGTCAGATAATTCGGATAACTGATCCGATTGATGCTTTTAGGTTTGATCGAGCTGTTCATTATTTTGGCGTATCGTTAGAAAATGCTCTGGAAGAAGTAACCGGTAAGAACGACAAAGAAATTAATGCAAAAAGATTGCGTATTTTTAACAAATGGATTCCTGGGGTCGGGAGTTCTGAAATGAAATTCCGAGACCCGGCTAAAGGATAAAGGACAATGAGTTATGACCTAGGGTCCGCTGTAGGAAAAATTGTAGTTGATGGATCGGGTGCATCAAAAGGTTTTAATGTTGCTGGTGCTGCTGCTAGTGGATTCTTTAAAGTAATTGATAATAAAGTAGAATCTATAAAAAAACTTGGTGAGAATCTTTTAAAAATAGGTGCTACAACAAGTGCTGGATTAGGTGTTGCGATTAATGCAGCAGCTGATTTTGAAGTTGGTCTTTCTGCAATTGAAGCTGTTTCCGGAGCAACAGCTAAAGAAATGGATTTAATTTCAGAAGCTGCATTGAGAATTGGGTCTGAAACTAGCTTTAACGCTACAGAAGCAGCATCAGCTATGGAAGAACTCGTTAAAGCTGGAATTAGTGTTGAAGACACTTTGAATGGTGCTGCTGACGCCACCGTCTCTCTAGCAGCAGCAGGTGAAATAGCGCTACCTCAAGCAGCAGAAATTGCATCAGCGGCAATGAATAACTTTAATCTAAATGGCAAAGACATGCCAAGGATTGCAGATCTTATTGCCGGTGCCGCTAATGCGTCTGCCATTTCAGTTGGTGAGTTTGGTTATTCTTTACAGCAGTCCGGGGCAGTTGCCAATTTGGCTGGAATGAGTTTCGATGATCTAGCCGTGGCAATTGCGTTAATGGGCAATGCCGGAATTAAAGGATCTGATGCAGGAACGTCACTTAAGACAATGCTTTCTAGTTTGATCCCAACAACCAATAAACAAATCAATTTGTTTAAAGAACTTGGGATTATAACTAAGAAACAAGGAAATAGATTTTTTGATGCAAAAGGCAATCTAAAAGATTTTGCTGATGTAGCAGAAATTTTGAATCAATCTTTTGGGTTTAGCAAAATATCAACAGAAAAGTTTAATGAAGCTGTAAGAAAAGGCGCTGACCCTCTAGATTTGATGCGAAAAGCAGCAACAAAGAATGGAAAACAGCTTAAGCTTCAACGTCTAGAAACAGCTTTTGGTTCTGACGCTATTCGTGCTGCTGCTGTTATGGCTAAAAACGGAGCTACTGGCTTTAACGAAATGTCTAAAGCTATGGGCAAAGTTAAGGCGTCTGATGTAGCAGCAAAGAGGCTGGATAACCTGAAAGGCTCTATTGAAGAATTTAAAGGCGCTATGGAAACAGCGTCTATTACAATCGGAATGGTATTCATTCCGATTGTGAGAAAAGTTGTTGATTTTGCAACAAAAATGGTTAACACTTTCAATAAATTGCCAGAACCAGTAAAGAAAGCAATTGCTATTTTTGTTGGTTTGGTTGCTGTTATTTCAACTTTAGTTGGCGGAATTATAACATTAAGTATGGCACTTGCACCATTGATTGTTAATTTTATAGCTATGGCAATTGTTAAACAAATAGGATCAATTATTACAGCAGCAGCTGCAGCCATGCTGAATGGTGCTGGTGCTGCTGGTATTTATTCAGCAGCAATGTCTAGGGCTAATTTAGTTATAGGGCGTTTTGTTAGAATAGGCAAGATTTTTGTAAAAACAGCTAAAATGATGAGAGCTGCATGGCTTTTAATGACTGGACCAATTGGAATTGCAATTGGAATCATTTTAGCTTTGGTTGGACTTGGTAAATTATTGTACGATAACTGGAAACCGTTCCATGATTTAGTTGATAAAATTGTAAAAATAATTAAAGATAAATTTAATGCGGCTATGGATGAAGCTAGCCGTTTGATGGCAATGTTTAAGAGGGGTTTTAAAGGCTTAAAGAATAATACTAAAGGTAATGACCTTTATGATTTCTTTTATCGTCTAGGTGCAGGCGTGAAAGTTGCCTGGAATGAACTTCAAAAGTTAGGTAAAGCGTTCAAGAAATATGTAATACCTGCATTTAAAGAAGCAAAAAAAGCTATTTCTAGTGAGTTTATGAAAGCATGGAAAGACGTTTCCAAAACAGCAAAAGAGGAATTAGGGCCAGCTCTTAAAGAATTGTGGGAAGTAGTAAAGAATGATTTGATTCCGGCGTTAAAAGATTTAAATGAAGCAATTAAACCTTTGATGATGGCATTTTTAAAGCTATCTGGACAAATAGGTGGAAAACTTTTAAAGCTGTTCTTCAAGATAGCCATGGTTACAATTTCAAAGGTTCTTCCGGCTGTAATTAAGTTTGCATCTAAAGTTATTACGACATTAATTCCTGCTATTTCTGGAATTGCAAAGTTTCTAATTAAAGTAGTGGCAGCTATTATTGATTTTTCAAAGTGGATTCTAGAAAAAGCAAAACCAGCTATTGACGATTTATCAGCATCGTTAACTGATGGTACAAAGGGTTTTAAAGAATGGCTGGATAAAGTCAAGCCAGGATTTGAAGACTTTGTTGAGAGCGTGAAAACTGCTTTCACTGATATGAAAGAAACAATTACCTCGGCAATAGACTGGATTAAAGAAAAATGGGATAAATTCTGGAATACGTTTGGACCGTTATTCCAGGCTATTTGGAATCTTATTGTTGCGATTCTACAAACGTCAACAGCTGTTGTAAAGATCCTTTTTAATAAATTTGTGAATTGGCTTAAACAAAAATGGAATAAAGCGTGGAACTCAATTAGCAATTACGTTGGTCCAAAGCTAGAATATGTGAAAAATAAAGTTAAGAGTGGACTTAATTCTGTTAAGAATTTCTTTAACAGTGGAATTAATAAAATTAAATCTCTTTGGAATAGAGGGTGGACAGCACTAAACAATGCGACAGGAGGAAAATTAACCACATTAAAGAATAAAGTAACCAGTGCTATTAATAAAATTAAGAGTTTCTTTAGTGGTTCTGGTGGTTGGTTAACTAAAGCTGGCAGCGATATAATTCAAGGTCTCATAAATGGAATTACATCAAAAACAGGATCATTAACGGATAAGATTAACAATCTAACAGCTAAAATTAAATCAATACCGAATAAGCTTCTGCAAATGGGGTCACCATCAAAGGTATTCTACAAAATCGGTACTAATATCATGGCTGGGTGGATCAACGGAATCAAGAAGGGTGCACCTAAACTTTATAAATATATGAAAAAGCTTTCAATGCGAATTGCTGATTTGAAAGTCAGCAAAAGCAGAAAAACAGCTGTTCAAAAATTGCTGTTGAACTATACAACTAGTCTTGACAAGTTAAATAAAAAACTTGATAAAACTAGAGATAAACTAAAGGAAGCTGTTGATAAATATAAGAGTCTTGTTAAGGAAGCAAAAGAGTACAAAGCTCAAATTAGAGATAGTGTAATTGGTGATATAACTTCAATTGATGTAAGAGAAGGAACATCCGGTAATGACTTTGTATCTGAATTAGAAGAAAGAAAAAAGAAAGCGCAAGAATTCCTTGACAATATCAAAAAACTTAAAAAAGCTGGACTTGATAAAGGCTATTTGGAAGAAATTGTTAATGCAGGTGTTGAGGGTGGGGGAGCAACAGCAGAAGCATTAGCAAATTCTATGGGTTCTATTGAGCAGATCAATAAATTAAGAAAACAGCTTAAAGCAATCGGAAATAAAATTGGTCAATTCGGAGTAAATGAATTTAAGAAAGCTGGGATCAATGCGGCAAAGGGGTTGATTGCTGGATTGAAAAAGAAAGAGTCTACTTTAGTTAAAGCAATTACAGCTCTGGCTAAGAAGATGGTTGCCGCTCTAAAGAAACAATTAAAAATAAAGTCACCGTCTCAAGTTATGGCCGGTGTTGGAATAGATACTATTCAAGGAATAATGCAAGGAATAAATGAAGAAAAAGATAAATTGAATGGCTTGATTGAAAATGTTGGTTCTGGTATGGCTTCTGCTTTAGCTAATCCTGGATCTAATGGTATTAGCTCAACTTACGTTCCAAAGAATAATAGTTCAAGTGGAATCAGCAGTTCAATCGGTGACGGAAACAAATCATTTAATATAACAGTAAACAATCCCGTTAAAGAACCAGCCTCTAGATCTTTAACTAATGCTGCTAGTCGGTTGGTTTATTTAGGCGCTAGGGAGGATTGATTAAATTGACCTACGCCACAACGACAACCACTTATTGGGACGTAGATGGTGTTCCGCTAAATACTTATGCATGGAACATTGAAACTAAAGGCGGAAGTAGAGGCGGCGTCCCCACTCATGCTGGGGAAAATCAAGCTTTGCCGTACAGAGCCGGATCTATTTGGAGAGAAAAGGTCCCGGAAGCTAGAGCACTATCACTAGAAATGTGGGTAATTGGGAAAAATGATGATGGAACTGAATCTACGGAAGGACAAGAAAGACAATACAATGAAAACATGGCTTTATTAAGAACAATGTTTTGGAGATTTGGAGGACAGCAATTTGCACTAACTAAAAGATGGAAAGACCCAACTACTGGTTCTGTTATTTCTGCTACAGCACAAGCTGAATTGGTAGGGCCATTGGAACCAACAATGTTTGGGCCAAATAGTTGTGATTTATCTGTTGATTTAGTGCTAGCTGATCCATTTTTTTACGGTAACACTGTAAACACAACAATTAATGCTGGTGCACCAGCTACAACGTTGTTTTTAGCTGGTGATTCTAAAACAACAGGAAATAATTTAACACTTACTTTTAATGGGGAATTGGTATCTCCAACGCTAAGCAACTCAACACCGGATCCGGATATTGCAGTACAGGTTGGAGCCGTAATTGACGTTGGCGATTCTATTGTATTAAACGTTAATGATTTTACTGCAACTAGATCTTCTGACTCAGAAAATGTAATCGGAACTGTTGCACATACAGGTGCTAGACAATGGATGGTTCTGCATAGAGGGAATAACGTTTTAACTTTAACATCTCTAGCTGGATCAGGAAACGTAGTGCTTTCTCATAAACCTGTTTATCTTTAAACTTTAACATTTAATATTTAAGGATTAATAAAATGGCTGGTTTATATCCTGATGTGCCATCCCATAGAATGCCTTACCATGCTGATGGATCCGTTGCTTTTCGCATCAATGGTGATGGAACACCAACAGAAATGAGCGCTGTAGATGTTGCGAAAATGAATGATGAGGGAGCTGATTATGCAGAAACCCAAAATAGTTTGCTTGGTGTAAATGTTTATGTAGGGGTGTTATTTCCAGAAAAAAGAAATCTTCTTGGTTACTTTTTATGCGCGAAAAGATTATCGACCTCTTCTTTTTTGATAGTTTCAGCAATTGAGGTTAGTTCTGACTCAACTAATGGGGCCGACGGAACATGGACAAGTTTGGGAGCTCCGGAGTCCTGGGAAGATGATCCAGCCGGTTTATCATTAAAAATTAGAGAAAATATAGCAAGCGTATCACAATTAGGAATAACAGGTGTCAGATTTAATTTTTATCTATATTCTAGTGGAACTAATTATAAATTTGCTATTAATGCTATGCATTTTTATGGTGTTATTGCTTCCGGTGAAAACCCAAATCGTTTAGAACTTTGGGATTCAGCGGGAACAGCTCGGTTGGGTGGGGCTGATATGGATTGGGGGAATGCGGCAAGGGGATCTTCTGATGATATAGAATTTACAGTTAAAAATCTTTCAGCTACACAAACAGCAAATGATATTACTGTTGCAATTGAAGCTAGTCCAACGGAAACGACTCCACCTGTTGCAGGGCAACATTTACTTTCTGATGATGGCGTTAATTTCGCATCTTATTT